GTGTTACCTATTCCTCGATCCGCGCCGGGCTGATTGAGTTTCGCCGCCGTGTGGACCAGTTGCAACACAACATCGTCGTCTATCAATTTTGCCGCCCGGTGTGGGAACGCTTTGTCCGCCTTGCCGTTTTGGCAGGAGACCTGCCCGCCCATGACTTCGATCAAAACCCCGCCGCTTATCTCGGCTGTGAGTGGCTACCGCCCAAGTTCGACTATGTGGACCCAAAGAAAGACGTGGAGGCGGAAATTCTCGCCATTGACGCCGGTTTGAAGTCCCGGACACAAGCCATCTCCGAGCGCGGTTATGACGCTGAGAACATCGATGCCGAGATTGCCGCCGATAAGGAGCGCGCCGATGCCCTCGGACTGTGCTTCGGCTCGCGCCGAGCAGATCAACAACAGGAGGCAGCCAATGCCTGATACCATCAGTGTTATCACCCGACGCGCCAGTTTCGCGCCCCAGTCCGTCAACACCGATGCTCGCACCGTCGAAGTAATCTGGTCAACCGGTGCCTCGGTCAAACGCCGAGATTTTGATGGCAACTATGTCGAGCGTCTGAGCCTTGATGTGAAAGCCGTTGACCTGTCCCGATTAATCGGTGCCAGCGTTCTGGATGCCCACCGCCAAACAGCAGTACGTGACGTGCTCGGCACCGTCCGTGATGCCACAGTCACTGGCAAGGAAGGCACCGCCACCATCCAGTTCTCGGCCCGGCCCGAGGTCGAGCCCATCTGGCAAGATGTGACCGCCGGGATACTGCGCCACATCAGCGTTGGATACTCGGTCGAACAATGGGCCGACAGCCTTGAGGACGGCACTCGTGTCCGCACGGCAACCCAATGGACCCCACACGAGATTTCTCTTGTCCCTTCGCCCGCCGATCCGGGCGCAACCGTTCGCATGGAGGAAAATAACATGGAACACCAGAACGCCGCGTCCGAAGATACTCCGGCGCAAACGACCAATAACAATGGCAATGTCGGAACGGATGTTATTCAGACCCGCGTCACCATCAACACGGAGATCCGCTCCATCGCCAACGTGGCAGGATTGGACCAATCCTTCGTCGACGGATTGATCGACCGGCAAGCTGATGCCGACGAGGCCCGCCGCGCTGCCTTCGACGAACTGGCCAAACGTGGCGGTGACAATATTCGCACCGAACAAACACGGGTGGAGATCGTCAGTTCTCACGATGACCCAGAGGTCCGCGCCCGGCAGATGGGCGAAGCTCTCTATAGCCGGATCAATCCCGGCCACGAGCTTTCCGAGCCCGCCCGCCGTTATGCCTATGCAACGCCAGTGGATATGGCAAAGGAACTGCTGTCCCTGCGAGGAGGCCAAACCACGGGCATGTCGCCTGCTTCTCTGATTACGCGCGCCCTGCACACCACGTCTGATTTTCCGATCATCCTTGGCGATACGGTGGGCCGTACCCTGCGGGACGCCTATCAAACAGCCCCTTCCGGCATCCGCCGCCTGGGACGTCAAACCACGGCCAAGGATTTTCGCTCCATCAACAAACTGATGCTGGGTGAAGCTCCCATGCTGGAAAAGCTGAACGAACACGGCGAGATCAAGGCCGGGACCATGACCGAGGCCAAAGAGGCCTACAAGGTCGAGACCTGGGCGCGCAAGATCGGCATCACCCGCCAAGTGCTGGTCAATGATGATCTTGGTGCATTTTCTGATCTTGCTCGCCGTATGGGACAGGCGGCGGCTGAGACCGAGGCGCGCGTTCTGGTCGATCTTCTGGAATCCAACAGTGGCAACGGTCCCAAGATGGACGACACCAAGGTTTTGTTCCATGCCGATCATAGCAACAAAGCTGGCACCGGCGCGGTAATTTCTGACACCACATTGTCTGCGGCCCGCTTAGCCCTTCGCACTCAGAAAGGCCTTTCTGGCGAGCCTATCCGAGTGACGCCTAAATATCTACTGGTGCCGCCTGCCCTGGAAACTGAAGCCGAGAAGTGGTTGGCTACCGTAGCTGCTGCCAAGGCAGCAGACGTCAATCCGTTCTCCGGTAGTCTGTCTCTGGTGATCGAGCCCCGGCTGGCCAGTGCCACCCGCTGGTACATCACAGCCGATCCGTCCGAGATCGACGGCCTTGAGTTTTCCTACCTCGCCGGTGGAGAAGGCCCACAGGTGGAAAGTAAATCCGGCTGGGACGTGGATGGCGTCGAGATCAGGGTCATTCTGGACTACGGCGCTGGTTTCGTCGATCACAGGGGCTGGTTCGCCAACGCGGGCGCATAATGGCAGACCTCGCTCAACTCACCACATGGCGTGATGCGCTTATGGAATCCCGATACAAGGGCGTCCGAACCGTCGAATACGGCGATAAACGCGTCACCTATGGCTCCGATGCTGAAATGGCAAATGCACTGGCTGATCTGGAACGCCGGATCGTCGGTGCGAGCCAAGGCCACGTGTCGGTCATTCGCATTCAATCATCGAAAGGACTTTGACTATGAAGACATTTATTCAGGACGGAAATATTATTACCGTCACGGCAGCGGCCAACATCGCCAGCGGCGACGGCGTGCTTGTCGGCAACATTTTTGGCATATCGGTGCTGGACGCTGTGGCCGGAGATGAGGTCGAGATCGCTACCGTTGGCGTTTACGAACTGCCCAAGCTATCCACCGCCGTCATCGCTCAGGGCGACCGGGTGGCGTGGAACAGCAGCACCGGCAAGGTGGTCGTGCCTGCAACCGGCATGTTCCCCCTTGGTGTTGCGACCCTAGCTGCTGGCAACGGCACGGCAACAATCAAAGTTCGGCTCGACGGGATCGCGACGGTGGCGGCATGATGTATCAAGATGTTAAGGCTCATCTGGAGGCAATTTCTGTTTTGCTGAAAGTCCTAGAAGAAGCCAATAGCCAGGTCGAGGCGTTGCACACATACGGCACCATCATGGTTATATGCAAGGACCTGCGCAATTCAGCCGAAGAATACAACGGCACCCACAACATCAAGCAGGTGATTGAGGAAATAGAGGGGCACGCTGCGGCTATGGCGGATCTCATCCCCACCTGGACCCTGCCCATGACCCAGCACCTTGGTCTTGCCCACAACGCTCTGCGCAAGCTCTCCATGCCGACCTGTTTTAATCAGCCGTAGATCATCGCGCTTGCCGGTCAGCAAGCATCAAGATGAGTCTTTGGTCAACAAATAGAATGCAAGCGCCGCTGCTAAGGATGCCGTTGCAGCAATCAGCCAAGACAGAAATACCGGCCACATTCGCTTTATAATACCTGGCTTCCTCACTGAGAAACTCACAATTACATTTGGAAGAAACCTTTGATGAGCCCATACAATTCCCATCAGCAACCCGAAAACAATGAATGCAAATATTGCCCGTTCAGTAATAGTCTCAACTTCTGGAATAAGGACAAGCATTGCCGCAAAAATTATTTGATTTAATCCGAGCCCAAACTTTCTGAAATTTGTGACTAAACTTTTCTCGTACCGCTGCATGTGCCTCACAAGCGATTCTGATCTTCCTATAGCCCAGGACTCATTAATACTCTGAACAATAACATCGTTTCGACCCTGCGAGTCTAACTCGACAATCACAAGCTTATTAATTCCATGCGCCTCTGGTTCTTGGATGATAAGTTTTAAATATTGGATTTCTGTATCGGCAGGAACATCTTTTTCAAAATCCTCAAAGTAGCGCGTCCTGTCTATGCCAGAAATTTTATATGTTACGATAACTCGCCCAACAGAAAAATCCTTTCGGATCGCATTCGATACACCTCGAACATCCTCCAGGTACAAGCGAACTGCTCCCACTGTTAAGCGGGATGTATGAAATTGTTCAGGAACAGGGGAACCTGCTTGGTCAACCTGATTTGGCCTTCTTAAATCATGAGGAAAAAGCTCAAAAGTTCCAGCGGTTCCGAGTTCAGTGTTCCATTCTCCATGAAGACCTCCCTGTTGCTGTAGCGTTGCATCAACAGTTATCTTTCCAACTTCGACACCGGGAGCAGCCTGCGTTGGCTCGCCCATCAAACTCAATTTTCCGTCTACAAAATTACCGGTCAATTCATAAACCACGATTCCAAAAATAGAATCCATAAATCGTAACGTTCCAGTTACACCATCTTCAGATGGAACCAGTTTTACGAACAGATTCCCCGTATTCGTACCATAAACCCGCCCTGCCCAAAGAGATCCAATATCAGCCATCGTAAAATTACCTAAAAATACTTATAAAACATTTCACGGAAGTTGCATTGCTCATTCTACATAATGTATTTGCAATATATTTTCACACTACACTGTGTATATCACAGTACGACATTATAATAAATACCGCGCAAAACAGTGCCAGTGCTCGCCCGCCTACTTGTTGACGCAGTATTGACATGACTTATTTCGGCGCATTGACCAGGAATCAAAAAGCCCGTAACCATTTGAGGTTACGGGCTTATTTGGTTGCGGGGGTTGGATTTGAACCAACGACCTTCAGGTTATGAGTTAGTTTAGTTGTGTTACGTCCAATTGCGCCTGATTTCGGTAAACATACATAACTTACTGTTTAAACGTACTTATTAAACGTTCACTTTTACCCTTACATACCTTGTCATGCTTCCCAATTCCCGCCCTACTGCTTCCATAGTGCTTCCATATATCATTGAGAAGGAAGAACGGAATTATGCCGAAGCTCACAAAGCGTAGCGTAGAAGCCTTGGAAGTGCGAGACACGGATTACTTCGTTTGGGATAGCGAGCTTGCCTGTTTCGGCGTTCGCGTCATGCGTTCGGGACGGAAGTCCTTCCTCGTCCAATACCGAAGCGGCGGAAGGACGCGGCGCGTCACCATCGCGCCCCACGGCGTCATGACGCCAGAGGAAGCGCGCAAGGAAGCCAAGAAGCTGTTAGGCGACATTGCCAAAGGCGAGAACCCGGCAGAGGACATTCACACCCAACGGCGCGCGCCAACGATTGGCGTCGTCTGTGACCGGTTCATGACCGAATACGTCCCGGTCCATTGCAAGGAAAGCACGGCGAAGGAATACGGGCGTTCGGTCGAACTCTTCATCAAACCCGCCATAGGCGCGCACAAGATTTCCGATATCACCCGGACCGACATCACCAAGGTCCATAACGACATGCGCGAAAAGCCCTATCAAGCGAACCGGACCCTTGGCGTGTTGTCCAAGTTGTTCAATCTGTGTGAGGTCTGGGGACTTCGAGCGGACGGGTCGAACCCGTGCCGTCATGTCAAAAAGTACAAAGAAGAAAAACGCGAACGTTATCTCACCCCGGAAGAAATCGAACGCCTTGGCCAAGTGCTGGCGGAAGCCGAAAATACCGGGTCTGAGATCGGGTCCGCGATCAACGCATACCGGTTACTCCTGTTCACGGGTTGCCGCCTCGGTGAAGTCCAGACCCTCAAGTGGTCCTATATCAAGGGTAACGTTATTGAGCTACCCGACTCAAAGACCGGTAAAAAGAAGATTTACCTCGGTCAAGCGGCCTTGGAATGTCTCGCCAATATCGATCAAATACCGGATAACCCGTATGTTATTACCGGGAAAAACCCGGGTCAGCACCTAAACGACCTGCAACACCCGTGGCGGCGCATCCGGGAAAAAGCCGGTATTACCGACGTTCGCATCCATGATCTTCGCCATACCTTCGCGTCATTCTCGGTCGGTTCCGGGGATACGCTGTACATGACCGGGAAATTACTCGGTCACACCAACGTCCAGACGACGGCCCGCTATGCCCACCTTGCCGATGATCCTATGCGGTCGGCTGCGGAACGGACATCGGGGACTATCGCCGATGCTTTGAATGGGACGGGGTCAATAGAGGACGCACCCGGACCCAAATAATTCGAATGACCGTCACGTATATGTAACGTGATCGTGCCTTGGTTGCCAAAATTCCGTATACGTATACGTAACGTGTTGCACCCTCCTCCAAACAGGACATCGACGGCATGGCGCACAACGACGATTTGATCATCGAACTTCGACACGGTTACCTGTTAACGGACGCCTTCGAACTGCTCGGCATGCGCCTTTACGGCTCTGATTGGACGCGCAATGAACTCGCGGCTGAGACGCGCGCCCATCCTGACGAACGCACACACGCTCACAAAGAACTTCAAATTCGAATTGCCAATGCCGACGAAAACGTTCAAAGCATCGACCGCAACATTTTAAAGGCCTTGGATGCATCGGAAATTGCGGCGCTCAAGGCCAAGCGAGATGAGGCCATCAAACGACGCTCACTTATCCTTGGAAAACAGAACACTGTTTATCCGCCCGATGCTTCCTATATGGCGAACCACGCGGCCTATGAGCGACGTTGCCACGTTAAAGCTGCTTTAATCGAGGCGCTCAGTGAAGGCCGTTTCGACGCCAATCTGTTAAACCTTGGCGGCATCCAATCCCATTGGTGGCGCGCCGGGAGTGGCCACAAATATTATCTCGAAATCAACGTGATGACCTTTCCGGCACTCGACTCTAGGCATCGAAGAGGTTCCGTGCGCATCAATCAGCAAGGGTTCGACGCATGGCTTAAAGGCGTGCAACCGCTCGACTGGTCCAAATCTCGAGATACGAGCGAAGAAGAAAAAGCCGAATTTTGGTTTCGAGAACAACTTCAACAGAACTCTGATCCGGTCAAAAAGGATATCATATTGAACCGGATGGATGAGTTATTTGACCTTTCCGCGCGAAAGAGAATTCGAATCTGGGATACCCTAGCCCCGGCAACTTGGAAAAAATCAGGACGAAAAAAATAGCCGCACTTAGCGTTTTTCAGTGCGGCGAATAAATCCATAACGGCCTATTTTTCAATAGATTCAAACAGTTAAATCACCGCACTTATTGCCCAAAATGTGCGGTGATTAAAAGTATTCGTGGCGTCTATTTCTCCTTTCAAAAATCCGCCAACTTCAGCGCATCGATTCGTTTTGAAGGAGGCGGCAATGTCCCGCGAAAACAAAAGTACCCAAGAGCAATTCGGTTCCGATCATCCGGACCGGCTTGTAAACGAGAAGGAAGCGGCGGTCTTGCTCGGCATGTCTGTTCGCACGCTCCAAAACTGGCGCGTGCGTGGTGGCGGACCCAAGTTCGCAAAGCTGAACGGTGCCGTGCGCTATCGTGTGCGCCATCTCAATGAGTTGATCGACCAGAACACCGTCTCGAACACCTCAGAATTGGGGGCAAGGGCGTGACGCATAGCAGCACGCCTCAAGTCCAACAACCAGTTTTGCCCCGGCAAAGCTTGCCGCGTTGCCGGGGATTTTGGGAGCGGAACTTGGGAACGGCTTCGGCAGGTGCGGACTTCGGATTCTATCCCGCCTCGCACTCCCAACCCGCAACCTGGGGGACGGCGTTAAAGCCGTCCCCTTATTTCTGCGCGGTGTTTGCCGCTAGAACTCCCCCTCCCCGCTTCCAAAACCTAAGCGGCATCGACGCGAAGCGGCGAAACCAACCATTTTCAGGCGCGAGGCGGTTTTTGCAGAGGGGGGTCTTCGTAACACCCCCCTCTGTATTGACGAGGCGTAAAGGAGCGTAAGGAATGGTCAAGTTGCTTTATGCCGGGTTTGACAAACTGGATATCGCCCTAACCGGCGCGTTTCCGCAAGAAACATTGGACGACCTCTTAGAAGCGCGTGAACTGGCGTCAAAGATGCAAAAACCAACTTTGGTTTCCATTGGGCCGGGTAAGGTCCATCCCCACGTGCTGGGGCATGGTTCATCGGGCGGGTATGCCTTCATTCTCGACACCGGCCCGGTAGGCGAAAACATTTTCGTCAAAAACAACGCCAAACCGAACGAGTGGAATCTCCTCATAAAGTTTCGCTCGGCAACGCTTCTCGAATACGGCTTTGAAGGCATCAAAGAACGGTTGTTTCAGCAATTCGACGCCATGGGCGCACACATAACCGGCATGAGCATCAAC